GTTTCTTGTGCAAAGTTTAATAAAAAAGCTCCTAATGCTACTAAAAATACGTGTAATAAGTCTCTAAAATTAAGACTTAAAAATTTTGATTGTTTCATGTTTATTTGTGTTTAATTATTAATTAGCTAAAAAAGTAAATGGTATAGAAAAAACATTGCTTCCTACACTTGTTTCTATTCGTATAGTTACTTGCGAATTAGTTGTATGCTCTTCTACAGCGGCATAACGAGTATTAACAGAACCCAATACCAGTAAAGGACTTGTGCCGATTATCCTGCCGTTAACTGGAGTATTAATAGTAAAAGAGTTCGGTAATGGTAGAGTAGCGCTGCCACTTACAGACGTGCTATAAGTTCCGTTAACTGTACATGTAACTACATTTCCGACTTTCACCCAATATGACTTAGAAAAAGTAAAAGAACCAACAGTAGAAGGAGTAAAAGTTCCGCTAGACGCAACTGCATCTAATTGGCTTTTAATAACTGCATGATTTGCCGTAGTAGCCGCAATAGTTGTTATATTGCCAGTAACATTTAAAGTGCCAGCTCCTAAACTTGTAGTATTACCGATAGATATACCGCCGTTAGCGTGAAATCTAAACCTTTCTGTATTGTTTGTAAATATTTGAATAGCGGTATTCTCCCTATTATTTAATTGCACTCCACTAGCCATATCAACACCTAAAAGAAATCCATCATTTGCTCCTGACCCCGTATTAGAATTAGTAAGAGATATATAATTGTTTCCGCTGCCAGAATCAATATGGGTTTTCCAATTTGGGTTATTTGTGCCAAATCCTGTATTTGAACCTTTGTAATAAATTGCGCTTGGTTGGTAATTAAAAAATGTGTAATTACCTATTGCACTAAGCGGATTGCTAGAGTCAGGGCATGTATAATACATACCTAACATCTTTTTGCCAAATCTAGGGTTTACAAATGATGGATAGCCAAAATCCCCTGATCCAGAGCCTGTAACAACTGTTTTTTTTGTTTCTGAAATCCATCCTGACGCTCCCGCAATAACAGAAGTTCTAGAAGCTGAAATAGCCAGTATATTTCTTACTACGGCTTTTGCAGTATAAAACAAAGAAACGTATTTTTCTCCGTCAGTTTCTCGATATACATTAAGCCACGGGGATATTAATCCAGACTCTGACAATCCGCAATTACCTTGATCTGTCCAAGTTTCGCCATTATCAGTAGATAAAAACTGCCTTAAAATAGAAGTGTCCGTTTTTCTTGCAACGGCTAATATTGTGCCTCCATCTAAATAAGCAAAAGACGTTTCGTTATAACCATTTGTTGGGTCTGTGCCTACCGTAACATCTCCGCCCCAAGTTAATCCATCATCATCTGAAAATTTAACCATACTCGCAATTCCTCCACTTGGAGAAATAGAGTAATAAGGCAAAAGTAATCTGTCGTTGGCTATTGCGATTAAATTACCATAAGGAGAGTAGAATGTAGACCCAACAGGGTACATTTGAGGTGTGTAAGCCGACCACGTAGCGCCATCGTCATCACTATACATTGTTCCTTGACTATAAAAAGTAGGCACTACATTATTTACTTTTAAGAAAAATATAATAATTCTACCTGTTGGAGTAACACCTCCGCCTACGTTTCTACAATCGACTCCTGCTACTTCACTATGAATAATTGATCTAGCTGAGAATGTTTTTCCCCCATCTGTAGAGGTGCGCATTACTATTTTACCGTCATTGCTTAAATGTCCCGCCCCCTCTCTATAAATTGAAATTAGCTTATTAGAGAAGGTCTGAACTAATATACCAAAGGCGTCAAAAGTAGTTCCTGATATTGTAGACGTGTTGTCGGCTATATCAAAATTTGATTCATAGGTTTTGTTTAATTTGGTGTCTAACCCTGTTTTTAAGTTATTCAATGCGTCTGTGGTTGTAGCTCCAACAACATTTGAAAGGTTTTGTACCGCTGTGGTATTCAAAGGAACTGTAACATCTAAATAAGAATTATAATTAGCTCCGTAATAGACGCTTTGAGTAATATTTGACGCAGCAGTCCCTACCTTTTCAGCAGATACATGATAACGAACTCTTTCGCCTGCTGCCATGCTTAAAGGGCTCGCTAAGTTTCCGCTTACAGGAACATTAGTTACGCTACCATCCAATAACGTTAATAGTCCACTATCCAATATTGTAATAACGGTAACTCCTAAACTTCCAACTGGTGCGCCTGTTATTCCTGATGCTATCGGTGTACCGCCATTATCACATTTATACAATTCAACAGTAAATCGTTGTTGCGCACTGTTTGGAGTAGTAGAAGCAGATAGATTACCTGCATAAACACCTACTGGATATATCGTAGCTATTGGGTGAGGTATTCCAATTAAGTCAGTAGTAAAATATTTCTTTTGGTTGTCGTCGTTTGTTACCGATTGTATATGACTTAAAGCCGTACCTTTTCCAAGTCCATTAGTCAAGTCAAAAGTACCAGCTGTAATAGTCGTTTGGTCAGCAGTAAACCATACTCTAGTGGTAATTCCTGCGGTTGTTGCTGAAATATCTCCTAATGCATTGTCAACGCCTTGAAAATATCCTTTAATATTAGTAGTTACAGGAGTAAAATGATGCACAGGAGGAATAACAGATAACGATATGTTTTCGCCTAGAATTTTAGCTGGACTTCCATCTAATTGCGTAACATCGATATAATCTGATGTAGTAACTATTGGTCTGTCCGATACGATATCGTTGCTGTCTACTGCTAAATCTACTTTAGACGAATTATCAATATCGCTAGGCAAACTTACAGGTAATGTCAATATGGTTCCAACTAAATACCTGTCGCCTATCCATCCCCTAAATTTATCTCCTACTTCCCAATCTAGTAATGTTGATTTACCTGCTGTTAACGCATAAAAACCATCTATTATAGTCTCTAAAGCCCCTGTAACATTTGCCCCTGCTGTACCTACCCAATTAGAATTCAAAACACCTCCAACTAACATATATTCAGTTTGAGTTTGGACTACAAAGCATTTTAACCCTTGAAATCTACGAGTTTGTGAAATAGCGTCTCTTTCCGCTATAGTAGGTTTTTGAATTCTATCGTCAATTGGCAGTCCAGCCAAAAGTGTATAATTGTCATTTATTTGCTGTCCCATTATTGAACGTAATAAGTTAATAAAAATCCTTCAAACTCACTTGTCACGAAGTTTTGTCTTAAAACACGATAAAGATAACCATTTATTGTAACGTTTGCAATATATGTGTAACTGGTTATTATTTGACTTTGATATTGGTTACTTATTTGCGTAACGCTGCCTAAACTAGCTAAATGTAAAAAGTAAATATACTTATCTCCAGTATTATTATAAGATACTTGGACCTGTCCAATACTTTCATCTTCGTAGCTTATGGTGTAGTCTTTAAAATTAGCAGTATCATAATCATCAACATCAGTTCCCCAATAATACTTGCTAGGCGTTCCGATAGGGCACATCGTTAAATTTTCACCTGACGATTGCCATCTAAAATCTCCGAAAGAATCTGAATTGGAATTTACATCTTGTGTTTCGTATTCTGATTCACCAGTATTTAAGCCGTCTAAATCTTTTACACATCTTGTATTTCCAGTTTCTTGCCAAATCGGGTTAAGAGTATCCCCGTTCACTATTCCTCCAGGAGCTATATTATCGTTGCTAATTTGAGCTAAAGTACATCCTTCCCAATATCCACGCTTTGAGTTAAAAGAACCCCTTAGCATTATAAATTTTACATCTGGAATTTGTTCAAAAGCTATAATATCACCGTATTTATAAGAATCAGATTTAAATTCACAATCAAACAATCTATTAGGCCTGTAATATTGTTGCATTACAGACTTGCACAATATCATTCCGATATCTGTTTTACCAAATGCATTATTAAACGTGTCCCATTTATTTTTTAATCCACTTAAATTAGTGTAAACTAAAATTCCAGATACAATTTCAACATCAACAGTATCCCCGTTATAAATACGAATAGGATCTTCTTGAAAAGTATAATTAACGTCTCCATTGGCATAAATATAATCTGTTTTTGGGACTTCCTCGTCTGGATTTGGAATATACCCAAGATTTAACCCTGTGAATTGCGGTCTAGGAGTAGCAGGATTTAAAGCAACAGGATATCCGTAATCTTCCATCTTATCTCCATTTTGAATTTTAGCAATGAATGGCGGCCAAGATTTTGATTTTTTTCCATGAATTCCGCAAAGACCATGTATGAAAAAATTTATAGTTCCTAATTTTGGCGGATTTTGGACTCTTAAATTAAAATCATACCACTTTGTATCTGATTGCTCAGATTCTACCCAATTTTTACCTTCAAAAGGCTTTGTGATAAAAAATCTTTCCAGTCCTTGAAAATTAGTCAACAAAGATGTTAGACTTGAATTACCTGGAACGCTAATTTTTTCCCATCCTAAATCATAATCATCATTAAGCACATTTTGCAAAACATAAACATCTGCCACTCCATCAACTAAAACATTGTTTGCAGGATATAATATAGCCCTAAAAACAGGATAAAAAGTAAATTTATCACCCCCTGCTTCTTTATACATATATTTAACCCATCCGTTTAAACTTAATTCTTTTACTTTTTGATCTATAATTATATCTTTCTGTATAAAAGCAGCCCAAACAGCTGGATACGGATCTGTATTAGGGGTATTTGCATTTCCATACTGTATAGATGTTTCTAAAGAGTTTGTATTTCCTTCTGTATTTTCAACGTCTCCTGCTCCCAATGTATTTACCCTACCTCTAGGATACCATTTCCCAGCATATTCAATCCATCTTTCCCAATTTGGCGGCGCTTCTAATTCTCCATATTGCTCAAAAGGCAAAGCAAAATTTCCGTTTTGTAATAAATTAATTGGACTGTCTCCTGTCCTAATAAAAGTATAATCGTAATTTACACGAAATTGTTTATAAACGTTATCCATTCTAACAACAGCGTCATTGTCTTTTAAGAAAATATCTTTGTTTGAACACGGAATAACAACTTCTGTTTTTGCTAGCTCACGCCCTAAATAACCAGCCGTGTTATTATATTTTTTCCAATAATAATTATCTACTACTGGTTGATACGGAGTTATGCTTATAATTGACCCTGTTGAATTAACTTCAATCAATTTATTTAAGCCTTTAATCAAGTAAAAACCAGCTATTGACGTAACGGTTAAAGCGGTGTTACTGTAAGCTTTGTCGTTAATCGATACTTGATTGAAAAAGTTATAAAATAAAACTGTAGTGTCTAAATTAATATCTCTACTAGCAGAATAATACGCTTCATATTCCCATAAATACTCGCTTAATTGGTTAGGATTAGTGCCTACAAAAGAATCACTTTCTGTAGTATATGGACTGGCAATAATACTATCTGCATGAATGCTTTTAAACCTCCAAACTCCTGATTGCTGATACAAACGAGCGCCCCAAATATTGCAAATATTTTCGATTATTTTTTTACAATCCCAAGCTTCGTTTACATCTTCAAAATAAGCTACATCTTCTCTATCTGTATCGTTTATATAAGTTTTTACATTTACGTATGAAATAGACAAAGGATCAGAATCACGTGAATCAGTATTCAGAAGCAACATTGTTTGCTCGTAGTAATCAACTAATGTCCACAAATCAATTGATAAATCTAACTTTCGTAATATTTCGGTTAATACCAATATAAATGGAAATTGCTCACCGTTATTATATCCGAAGTCTTGAAACCCGTAAAATTGATTATTATCTGTTTTAAACAAAATACCGTCTAAAGTTGAAAGTCCGTCTCTAGCTGTCAATACAGCGTCATATTTACCCCCTTTTAAATTATAGTCAAATCCATCAGGAATAATATATCCAGACCATTCTAAATTACTTTCAATCGTGTATTTAACTAAAAAAGTACGCTCGTTACTTGTCCATAATTCAGACAAGCTTAAAATAGCATCGTCAAAAACTAAATTAATACTTGCCTCGCTTTCAATAATAGCTTTAAATTTAAAATCATCGCTATTGTCATAAGCAACTACAAACGGCTCTTCTTGCCCTACTAATTCAATAGGCGCGCCAACAAAGTCATCTTCTTGGATTGACACTCTACAAGCTTCTCCTAAAGGATTGCAAAACGATATAAAATATTTTTCAAAGTACGCCATTATCTTTTCTTTTCTGCACGTTTTAATAATAATAAAAGATCATCGCCTCTTACCTTAGATTCAAAGTTAAAGATACTACTTTGTCTATTACTTTGCAAACTATTGGCATTTCCATTAGCTACAGCCATTAACGTATTAGCTTGTTGTTGGCTATTTAAAACAGCCTCTCCACTATTTAGCATCGCTGGTATTTTATCTCCTGTATAAGAACCGCCTGGAACTACTCCCCCGTGAGCAAATTTAATTCCTGCGAATGAAGCCGCAATAAAACCGATTGCAGCACCTACCAAAGCAGGTAATACGAATGCTGCTGCAGGACCTGTTGCCGCTGCTGTTTCTGTTGCTGCTACAACGGCGTTACCTGTTGCGACTGCGGAATCAGTAGCCAAACTTGTTCCTGCAACTGCTTGTTTAGCTATTAATCCAGCCAATTGCGCTGCGGCAACTTGCGCTAAACCTTGAATAACACTACCTACAAATGCATCTAAAGCCGAATTCCCAGTTTCTAACGAAGAAGCTAATTCACCCGCTAAAACATTAATTGCGGATCCTGCACCATCTGCGAATATTTGAGTTTGCTCCTTGGCCGTCTCTAGTCTTTTTGCGTAATCGGAGAAATTAAAGCCTTCGTCCACTACTTGAAAAGGTATGTCTAATTTTATAGGGTCTATTTTTCCTTTAAGCTTATCTCCAAATTGCTTATTAAAAGCATCTGCATTTCTTTTAACTTCTTCATCAATAGTTTCAAAATTAGGTAGTGCCGTAACTTTTGGAGTTAAATCTATTTTAGCATCTTTAACTTTTACAATAGGAGCGTCAAATTCTAAAGGCAAAGCAGTTTTTGTTTCCTCACCTATTTTTAATCCTAATTTATAAGCCTCTCCGTTTATCTTCCCTAAATCTTTATATTTTTGAGATAAATTCTCTAATGAGTTAAAATCTATAAAATCAGAAGCTGTTATAGGTGCTTTTTTAACGCTATTTAAGTATCTTAATAAAGCTCCAGTACCACCTTTAATAGCATTCTGAAATTCATCTACTTGATCAATTGGTATTTCAAAAGTTTTAACGGCTTTGTTTAATTGCTTTTGAATATCTGTAAATATCTTTATTTGCTCAACTGCTTTTTCATCCAATAAAGAACCGTACGCTTTTGCTCTAGCTTGTGCTAACAAAGCAGTAGTTACATTATTTATAACTCCAGACAAATCGCCATAAAGCACTTGCTCGTCGCTAAGGTCTTTTAAATAGTAAGGAGCAATATCCCTTAATTTTTTAACTGCAATAAGCCTGTTTTCTAAAGGAATGGTTGCATCTTGTGCTGCATCCGCATACGCTTTAAAAGAAGATATTTGACTAGAAGCGCTTTTTGCAGCTTCTTCATTTGCTTTTTCAATAGAATTACCGAACTCGTCAAAAGTACCTGTTAATTTATCAAATACATCGCCAACAGTAAGCCCGTTTTGAGACATGTATGTCAATCCTGTTGTAAGTAATGACACGGCAAGCAATACGCCTCCGCTGCCTACAATTGAACCTGCCATAGCTTTTAATGCGCCCCCTGCTGATCCTGTAGATTTTTGTAAATGTCCAAATGCCTCAACAGTTGCCGTAATATTGTTGCCAATACCAATAATCCCATAAGGCGCATCTTGCGCAATTCTGGAAAATTGCATAAGAGCATTTCCTCCATCAGTTACTTTTTTTCCAGATGATGCAAATGCACCTCCTAAATCCTTTTGGTCTTTTTTTAGAATTACTAATTCTTTTCGTAAATCAGCAGTTGCAATAGCAGCTTCTTTTTCGTCTCTTTTTAGATTTGATAATTGTTTTGAATAATCTTTTGATGAAACAGAACCATCTTTGTAAGCTTTGTTTAAATCATCAATAGCTTTTTTATAACCATTTGTAACAGCTATATTATCGGCTAATTCTTTAGATGTTTTTTCTAGTTTAGCAGTATATTCGGCCTGTAAAGATCCAGCCTGTTTTAGCGACTTTTCTAAATTCGATACATCGCCTATAATTTGAACTTCTAATACGTTAGACATCTTTTTTGAATTGTTTAAAAATTTCTAAAGCACGTGTATCGCTTATTTTACTCGTTTGTTTGTCGCTAGGCAGTGGCATCCATTTTGTAATTGGCGGCAACTTCCTTTTTGTTTTTACCGTTGATGCTACTGTATAAGCAATCAAACGGGTTTGTTCTAATCCTTTGTAATATTTATTCATGTAGCCATTACAAGCATAATGAAATTCTAAAGGACTCATGCAATAATATTCGTGTGGGCTTAAGCCTAATTCGCCAAAGGCAAACTCTAAACTGTCACTTTCTTTGTATTCACTTTTTTTTTACTTGTATCTTCTGATTTTGGCAAATTTAACCCCATGTGTTCCTTAAACACTTCCCAAATTTCCAGCCAAACAGGAATTAACGTGGCGTCTGGTTCATCAGCTACCCACTCGTTAATAAATAAAAAGTAATTAGGCTTTGAAATGTCTTTAGCTAAATAATGACCTTTTATGCCGCATTTAATTAAGTCGGTTAAAACAATCAAATAATTATCTTTCAATTTATCCATTAAAACAGTCATTACCGTAGTAATGTCAGCTCCATACATTTTTTGTAATTCTGCCGAAGCAAAATTATTAAACCAAAGGGGTATTTCTACCCCGTTTAATTTAATGTCTATTTTTTTGTTTAACATATATTATGTTGTTGGAATGTTAAAAATCTCACCGCTTCCTGTGATAGTTACATCAGTTCTAAAAACGTCGCCGCTATCGAATTGCTCTCCTAAATCAGAAACATAACCACGTCCCATTCTATAATAATCAAAATCAGAAAGATTAATGCTTTCAATTTTGAATTGTCTTAATTCTCCATCCGCATCGTATTCATCGTCTTTCCATAATGAAAAAACTTCATCATAAGAAATAAAACCTACTTGCGGAACTTTTGGAATAACCATTGTATTTGAAAAACTCCAAGATTTGTCTCCAGGCAAGTTCTTTGCAAAACTTCCTTCGCATTTATTTGATATTGTGATTGTATCAGTTGATCCGCTGAATCCATCTGATTCTGAACAACCTAAGATTAGCCAATCAGGCGCAGAATCTGTACCCATGTTTACGCTAATCATTACTTCCTTGGCTAAGATTTCTGCCATAATTTTTTATGTTTAAGATTAATAATCAAACTAATAGTCAAATATACAAAATATTTTATTATATTTACATATCGAATGCAAGCGATATAACAATTTAATAAATTCTCCCTTTTAAGTGCCTTGCATCACTTTTTAGGGAGTTTTTGTATTTATGATTTACTATAAATTTACTCAATTAGAACCTATTTATTACTTCTGCGAAATAGACTATGTTTTTAAAACAGAACAATGGAAAGATGTTGTTGATTATGAAGGTCTTTATATGGCTTCTGATTTAGGGCGTGTAAAATCAATTAATAAAACTATATTAAAATCTAATGGCGTAGAATTGAATATAAAAGGAAAAATATTAAAGTTCTACTTAGACGAAAAAGGCTATAACCGAATAACTATAAGTAAAAATGGTAAAATAAAGAATTTTATGATTCATCACTTAATTTCAATGTCATTCTTTAATGTAAAAAGAAATGGGTATAAATTAGTTGTAGACCATATAAAAAATAACCCTTTGGATAATAGATTACTTAATTTGCAATTAATAACCCAAAGAGAAAACACATCGAAAGATAAGAGAAATAAAAATTATTCAAGTTTTTTTACAGGTGTTAGTTGGTGTAAACAAACCGATAAATGGAAATCATCTATAAGATTAAATGGAGTAAATAAAACTTTAGGTAGATTTTTAACAGAAATAGAAGCGAGTAATGCTTATCAAAAAGCGTTACAACTTTACAATCAAGAAATTGTATGTTAATAGTTTTCTGTAGATATAATATAGGTTATTTTTGTCTGTTAAATCGTTGTCATTATCTCTATTTGTATTTCCGCATTGATAGCCATAACTTGAAAGGTCAATATCTTCAAATGTATCGGGATTTATAATTGCGTCAATTTGTTCCGCTATATCTTCGGCATCACTTCTGCCTATTGGGTCTGTGCTTCCTGTTACAATATCGATTAAAATAGAACTGTTATAACGTTTACATCGTTTTATTGATAGTTGATTACTTGTTTGACTAGATAAAAGTATATAAGGATAAGGAATGCCATCAGGCAAAGCATAAGCATCGAATACAGGCACTACATTTGAATTAAATGTGATATTACCATCCAAAGCGCTATAATAAGCTGTCCTAACCGCTTTACTTAACTCCATTTAAATCTAATTTTTCAAGTTCTGCCAACATTAATGTTGTGTGTTTTTTAAAAGCTGGTATTAAAAACGGTCTTGGAAACAAATTTACTTGCTTAATTCCTGCACCTTTAAATCTCATTGCGTAATCTTCTAACCCTTCTGGTACATCAACCAATCCTCCAGTTCCAAATTCCATATATGGAGCGTATTTTACAGGAGTGCCAATAATCCCATTCAATCCGTCAACTTCTCCATTAATCGAACTTTTCAATATCCCTAAATCAACAGGAGCTAACGATGTAGCCTCTGTTTCAATGTTCTGTACCGTTTCAGTTAAAATATCAATATATTCCTCTTTATACTTCTTTGCAAAGTCTGTGAAAAATGATTTGTTTTGTTTAACTTTAATTTTCATTTCGTTCTGATGTTTCCATTTCCGAATTGCAGTAAATGTCTATTTGCGTGCGTAACGGATCAACTTTTATATTGTTTACAATAAAATCAAATCCTCTCCATGTCATTCTATCGGCATTCTTTACAGGAAAATCAGGTCTGTAACGTATTTTAAAATGAACGAAATTAACTGTGTTTTCTTGATTAGCTATTAATTGCGGGTTCGAACGTTCTTCAACAACTGCAGCGAAAGTGTCTAAATACTTTGTATAAGTCGTAACTTGTCCACCACTTCCATTACTTGTCCTTGTAGGACTTGAAAAATAGATTTTCTCCCGTAATTCACCTGCTGTAATTGCCATTAGAATAAAGTTATGTTTCGGTACGGGTTCAACATTCTTTGCGCTTCATCCATCAAGACTTGATAGTTATATTTGCTCTCTACTACATTTTCACGAAAAATATATAATCCAGCTGCATAACGGCAAATTGCAATCCTAACAGCGTCGTCAATCCAATCAAGAGTAGTAAATTCAATATCAATATCAGTTCCTCCCTCTTTTAAAATATCGCCTTTGTTTGTAAAATCAGCAGTTATAACCGTGTTAACTTTGCCGTACATCAAGCGATAGTTTTTAGGTAAAGACAAAGCGGTTAAACCTATCTTTTTTATTCCAAAACTAAGCTGTGACCATCTTTCCAGCTCTTGTCTTGCTGATTTTAAATAAGTAGCGCACAAAGTATCATCTGTATCGAAATCAATCCTTGCATGTTCTTTAAAAAAAGCTAGTGTTACAGGCTCTGTAGACATGTCCTCAATAACTGAATATTGAATGCCAGAAGCGGTTAATGGAATACTTCCAATACATCCTAATTTGTCGATATTTTTGTAATAGTCCATTTTGTGATATTAAAAAAGCCCCTCCAATTTCTCAGAGGAGCTTTTGTTTATAAATTCAAACTTTATTAAGTTGTTGCAAATGATCCAGAAATAACTCCTGTTTCATCATAAACAATTGCTAAAATTCTTTCCTCTGCTCTTACTGTGATTAAGTTTTTGATAACGTTATCACGATCTTGTTCAAAGAATCTAACTTCTGGACTCATTCTAGAAATAAATTCAGTTGCGGAAGGGTCAAACACTAAGAAGTCTCCTTGTGGAACATTTGGCGCTCCTACTACAGTTGCTCCACCGATAGTCAATTGACCATTTACAACAACTACTGTGTTTGGAGGCAAGTTGTACTCTCCAGAAGTATCAGCTTTGTTTAAAGCAATCAAATTAACTACATCACGGCTATTCATAAGAATAGTAGGATTGAAGTAATAATTATCAGCTAATTGTCCAAAAGCAGCATCATAAATGATTTCTACAGGAATGGTTTTGTCTCCATCATAAGCTGTAGAATTAGCAACTAATTTGTTGTAAATCTGAGTGTTTTCAGCTACCCAAAGACCTGTTTTACCAGTTGTTAAGAAACGTGCTAAATAACCTTGAAGCCATTCGATATCATCAAGCATTTCGCGTTTAATACGGATAATACCAGCAATCCAAATAACCTCCTCAGTAACTCCTACGAATAAAGGAGAAACGCCTGGTTTAGCCGTCAAAGCAGCTATTTCACCTGTACCGTCCCAAACTGCAGCAGCTCCATCAGATCCGTTTTCTTTTAAGTATTGAATAATACCTTTAGAAGTAGAACCTGCAGGCAATAAATTTCTAAACCATTGAGGCATAAAAGGTTGTTGATACAATCCTCTGCTTCTATCAGTAGTAGCGATTTCCAAACCGTTACCCGTGAAATTAGAATCATCTAAATCCTCTGCTGCTTTAGTAAGCATTACATTGAAGTTAGTTCCTGTTTTCCCAACAAGCCCTTTCATTTTTTCTTTGGCATCAGCAAAACCATCAGCAAAGTATTCTTTTAAAGATTTAATTCCTTTACCTTTAATTTCAGTTAGCCCAGCTTTTTTCAAATCTACTACAGCCGCTTCAATATCAGCCATTTTTGATTTAATCAAAGTTTCAATTTCAACTTCTGTTTTATAGCCTTTTTGCTCTATTTCAGTAACAAGCAAACCTTTTTCTGCTTTGAATTTATCTTCAAATCTTGCATCAATTTTGCCGTCTAATCCTTTAAAACCGTTATCAACGATTTCTTGTATTTCTTTAATTTCCATATTGTTTGAATGATTGAATTAATGTTTGTTTTATTTGCTCTGGTGTCGGCTCGTTATTGATAGAGTGTAAAAACGGCTCTAAATCAGTTTGTAGTGACTTTAATTTTGTATCTAATTGAATTAGGGTTTCATCTGTAGCTTTTGATGTTTGAATAAAGCGCTGTAGCTTTTCGCACATTTCCAAAGCATCTTCTAATGATTTTACGCCAGTAATTGGAGTGTTCGGATTAGCACCTAAAAACTGTACAGAACTTCCTTCATACATCATTAGTTCTTTTATTCTGTTTGTTTTAGTTTGATTGTCGTAATTCTCTTTAATGGTTTTATAACCAAAAGAATGTTGATTAATAATCCCATCTTCAACCATAAACATAAAGTCCTTACCTAAAGTGTGACGTCCTACTTTGCCTTCATAATAAAGACCGTAGTTATCTTCTTTTAAAACATCAATCTTTCCAAGAGCTTTATACTTATCGTGATCTAAAAGCCATTTAATTAATTGCTTTCCTTCTGGCCCACGTTCTTGAATAGTTTTTAAGAAACTTCCTTTTTCAATTACGTCTCCATCAGAATCAACACTATTAAAAGCAGCGAAATAACCAGTAACGATTCCTTTGTTAGAGTCTATGTCTTTAAATTGTAAATCAATTCCTTTGTACAGCATGTTCTTAATGTTTGTGTAAATTTAGTGATTATCGTTGTTTTGAATAAAAAAAACGTATTAGTGTATTTATGTATTAATATTTTTATTATATTTGTGTTTTAATTTAAACTAAAAGAAATGAAAATAAAGAAAATAACAATATAGTTTGAAGATAGAGAACCCGCTTTTTATGAAGTAGGCGAAAACGACCATGCTGATTTTAGATTAGAAAATGAAGTTTTTGATGGGTATAACGAGTATGGTCATATAGAAAAGAAACTATCAGGAAAATCTGTTTTAACATTTGAAATATATAAACAACCTAAACTATGACCCAATCCGAAGCAATAGAAAAAATAATCAGCGAGCCAAAGTTTTATATTGGTAAAATCAATCAATCAACAGCAAGTAATTTCGTTGCGTCATTTCGTAAAGGAATGAGCAAACAATCCACTATCGATTCATTCTTAGAAACGTTTGGGTACGTAAAAATTAAAGATGCTGAGTATGAACAAATTGAAACTAAATAATTATGATAGAGATAACATCTGTACAGCCCCATGTAATCAGGACAAAATTTTTAGATGTAGAGTTTATTATGTTCAATAAAATTATTTGCTCTTGTGTTTTTGAGGACAAATGCTTTAATAATTTTGATGAAATTAAAGATTATATAGAAAACCAATTAACAGAAGATTTTAGTAAGTCATTACAATTAGAAGGTAAACCGAGTAATTTAAAAACGAAATGAAAGTAGAAAAAGAACACGAGGACAAAATTGAACAAGTAAAACAATCTGAAATACAAAAACAGTTAGTTTATATCGGTTCGTTAAAACCTAAAAAAGGACACACTCTTTTTGAAGTAAACCTAAAATTAAAAACTATTGAACACGCACAGTTTAATTATGGTTCAACTATTTCATTTGAGCACGCAAAAGCAGGACGTGCTAAATCTGAAAAGAGTGTAATTATAAAACCTGATTGCACATATGTTTCTGCTTTAAACAAAAAGAACGCTATTAAAAAACTTAATTGGTAACACCATGAAAAAACAATTCACAGAAAAAGACTTAGTTGAATTTGGGAACTACCTATTAAGCAACAAACGAAAAGAAACGATTAAAAAAGAACTGAACAAAAGAAAAGTTCACGATTGCGATATTGCTAATTTTAAAGATAGGAAATAATGTTCAAAAATAACTTCAAAGCTAATTTACCATACAAAATAATAACGGTCAGTTCAGATAATGAGGTTAAATATAAAATAACACAACCTTTAAATTTGTGGATATTTGGATTAACACAAAAATATTATGATGTTATGCAATGGTACTTAAGAGAAAGGTTTAGCGTAATACTATACTTCCAAGATAAAAAAGAAGTCGATAATTTTGTATTAAGAGAGAAAGAGAAACAAAAAGAAGCTGAGTCGGTATGTGAAATAGTTGTATTCGATTCTACCAAACAGCACACTCTTTAATCTGAGCTAATGAAGGTCTTTTTTCTTCCCATATTAAGACCTTCGTTACTTCCGCATTACATTGACATCCAGTCCACCTCTCAAGCACACATTCCCAGTGATTGCCCTTCCATCTTAAGTGTTTAGCACTATATTTCATATCGTTATCTCTTTAAGTTTGTTTTGATATACATCACTCGCTTCTTCTTCGTTAATGAATAATCCTAAGTATTTTAACTTTCCATTAATCATAATACTTGATGCCCATTTATTTTTTCTTTTATGCCAGTATACCCCTGTATATTTTGAAGTGCTTTTTAAGTGTTTCTTGTTACAATTAACTCTGTTTGTGACAATTTCAAGATTGTTTACGTGGTTGTTTAACTTATTAAAATCCTTATGGTTTACCACTAATTTAAACCCACAAGGAGTATGATTTAAAAAATGAATAGCTACTAATTTATGAACGTCACGTGTTTTTTTAATGCTATTTTCACAAAGTCCAACCTGTGAATAACCTCCAGTATCAAAACTAAGTTTCAATATCTTTTCTCTATTACATTTTAAACTTTTTACCCTGCCTAAATTACTAATTTGGTATAATCCCTCATAATCAAAAATATCTTTAAATATTTCTCGTTTAAACTTTTGAGAATAATCACACCAATAAACAATGTTTTCCAAACTTCTTACATTACCATATTCCATAATACAAAAACTCCCTAAAAAGCGATGCAAGGCACTTAAAAGGGAGAATTTATTAAATTGTCATATCGCTTGCATTCGACAATACAAATATACAAAATTATTTAATGTATTCGATAAACTCAGTGCTTAATCTGCTTTTACTAAACTTTTTCGCACCACTACTCAAAAGCGATGTCATTTCCTTTGATGTGAAGCTTCGTGTAATCTCTTTTTTTTGATCCATACAGTACAATAATTTATCACTGCCGATAACATCCATAAAAACACTTTCAGTTAATCCTGCGTTATGTATACGTCTTGAAAAGTCAACGTGTTCGTATTTTCCTAATCCATAATTCCAATCAAAACCGCCAATAGTATCGATGCATTTTCTAGTAACGTACAACATACAGCCGTTTCCGAGCGTGTGGTACTTAAATCCGTTATTTGTTTTGAAGTACGGAAGAAATGAATAACACAAATGTTCTTTACCTGAGTTTACGTATGCATCGTGCCACCCATCACAAATTGGATAAGTATCATCATCAAATAGAAATATATGGTCGTATTTAGCTAATTCTAAACATTTATTCTTTGCTGCGGGTATTCCTGCTCTTTCATTGAAACGAAAGTCAGCATTGTAATACGGAACATCGGAGCAATCATCAACTACAATTAATTGATACGGTACGTTTGTATGTGCTTCTATCCTATCCACTACCGTTGCAAAAGACTTCGACCGATTCCGTGTAGTTATACAAATACTAATCATACTCCTAGATTAAATTTATTTTGATCGTATTTTTTATTGAATATACGCACTTGGTTATCTGTCAAAGTAACTCTATCCATTGGAGATACAGTTTTTAATGTTGTAGAAACCAAATGATTTACAATTGAATTAACTACCAACATCGGCTCAACTCCAAATTCTTTGCATTGTTCAATTACAACATCATCACTACAATAGAAATTTACATCTTCATCAAAACCTCCTATTTTCTCCCATAGACTACGCTCAATCATAAAGCACCAACCGCTTAAATGGCGTCCTGTTTTATCTCCAATGGTATTTTCAATAATATCTCTTTGTCTTTGGTCTCTTGGCTCTTTTGGACTAACTAATGGATGATTTGCTTTTATCAATTCGTTTAACCAATTAGGCTTAAATAACAAATCGTTATTAGCTAGCATTGCATAATAAGCAGTTCCGTGACTAAAACCAAAGTTCCCGTAAGCATTGTAATTAAAAGGTGTTTTTGGATAGACAGTTTTAGCATTTCGATAAGAAACGTTCTTTTGACTTTCTACAACAATAACATTTATCTTAAAGCCTTTTGCCCCAGATATACATGTATTAATAGCGTTTTGTGTCATTAATTGCATTTGTCGATTCTTGGCATAAGAAATAATAACCACATCGACAATAACAGGTTTTCTGCTTTCTACTACATAAGGAGAATCCTCTTGTGCAACAGTTGTTTTTTCATTGTAATCGTAATGATACAATACTTTATTTATTTCGTGCTGAGTTCTTAGATGCGGTTTCAATTGTTTCGAATAAGCTGAATCTTCACCGTTTTTAATATTCAGAAACGGAGCTTTTAAAGCGATTTCTTTTTTAACACAACAAATATGGTTAGGCAGCCTATGGTAAGTATCTTGCGTATTGTAATCTTTTGTATATTTATTTGAGTAGTAACATATTTTAGGATCTTCGCCATTCAAAGAAACAGAAGCTAAGAATGTTATTACATCTGCTTTTGATTCAATCGCCTCCAGTAATAAAGAAATATAATCTGGTTCTATCCTATCGTCATCATCAACAAAAACAATATATTCGCCTTGTGCAATATCAATAAGATTATTTCTTTTACTTCCAAGCATTCGCTCTTTATTGTCAATCAATACTAATATTTCAACTTGCTTTCTTTGTTCTGGAAACAATTGCTCTAATTGACTATAAAGCATATCTAAGCATTTAGGTAAAAATGTATTTCGTCTTTCGGCAACGCTTGGAACTAGGATTGATAGTTTCATATATTAAATATTCGTTTTACATTCTTTATTGTCACAGCTTCTTTTGCCAAGCCAAAAGGGCTTTCTTGTCATTGTGCTACGGCAAACTTGACAGAATACTGAACAATTACTATTAATTACTCTACATGGTAATATAGGGGGTTTAGCTAACTTCATAATTTTAATTATATCCTGTTTTTCTAATCAAACGCCCATTTTCATCCTTCTTGTTTTCGAATACTACAATACAACGACAATTAATTGAATTTCCAGCGCTTAATGTATTATCACAAGGATAACGAGCCGATTCTAACGCTCCTGTTTGTAAGTTCTGCAAAAAGAATAGTTGCTCCATTTCAACAAATGGTCTATTTAAAAAGTCTAAATGTGTAGGTCTTGTTCGTTTATCCATGAAAGGCAGCCATTTTTTAAGCTTCACATAAGGGCTACTGAGTGCAGCCATGTATTTACCTTGATTAGCACTTGTTACCGTTTCGGTTCTTGCAATAGTTAAAGCTCGGTTTTTATTAAAGTCTTTATCGTCTCTTATCAAGCGAGCTACTTCTCTAGCTCCTAAACCATCCGCAATACCCCGTTCAATCAATACAGCAATCCTTTCGCGTGTTGTTTGTTCTACGCTTGTGATACGTCCCGCAATCCTAACAGTTAAAAAATCACCCAATAAACTTTGCCATAAATTAATAGGCACATCATTTGTATTTGGCGCAAACATACTAGAAAACACATCAATTAAATCCTTTTGTTCTTTTACTTTAGGATCCCCAAATTGTAACCATTGTATCTCAGCTTCATTGATTGTTACGTCGTTGTATAACCTAGTGTAGATAGCCGTTAGTTTATTATGTTCAATATCGTAATTAGTAGAGCCATTTACATAAGCCTTGGCAGCATTACTATTCACTAACTGTAAATATGCATAGTATTGTTTCTTGTATTTGTTTTCGTAAACAGACTGTCTACGAATAAATTCTTTATGTTGTTGGAGAAGTGAATCCATTACGCATTTGGATTAAGCATTGTTTCGTCAATAGTGTCTCCTTGTGTATATAAATCCTCCAATGTAGATAACCCACTCGGAATAAGTACATTTTTACGCTCTGATTCTTGCAATGGTTCATATCCCATCATTGAACGCTTTTCGTCTACTGTAAGCCAATTAGATTGTGCCGCTACTTGTGATTGCTTAAGCAAATCGCTCTGCATTTCTGGAAATATAGTATAATCGTACTCTATAACTACATTATCTTTTAATACATCTTTGATAAACTTGTTGTAAACAGCTTTTCTAGCCTCTACCAACGGTATAACGCAATCAGTAATAACTGCTTTTCTAGCTTCTGCAAAGTTGTTGTACTTTTTATCGCCTCCCATCAAATCAGAAGGGTATTGATAAACATTGCAAAGCTCGTTAACCATTTCGGTTTTTGATGCAAGTATATTCAAATCAACAGCCGATAACCCAAAAGCAGTCCAAGTCAAAGCTGATGGAGTAACTAAAATATCACCTGCTTTATGTACGCCTTGATGCTGTTGTTTGAACTTATCCTGTATTTCAGTTGCTTGTTCGGGCGTTAATCCATCTGCGGAACTTGTAGCTCCTGTTATCATTCCGCCTGGTCCCATATTCTCGAACTGAAAACCTTGTGTTAAGTCAGCATTTTTGTAACGACCTAAAAGCAATCGGCAAGACTGCAACGGTGAAAGTCCTTTAAACTGCTTTGTTGGTGATTGCCCTGATAAAATAGGATTCCATTTCTTAAAATGCAAAACATCTACTCCTGGTAAAGTGTTTTGTAGATAATTTACTTTATATTCTAATTTTGGAG